CCTAATGGGTGTACTATGAATGAAGCATATGATTTACTGAGAGATTTGGAAATATTAATTCGTGATGGTAAAGACATCAAGAAGCAATTAATACTTATTGCAAGTATTAGAATATTAATAAAAGAAGCTGAAAATGGGAACTAACATAGCAGATTGGAAAGAACATTGGGATCATTTCAATGTTGACCTTTATATTAGAGTATTAACCGTAAAACAACAAAACCAACAAGATATGGCAATAGATAATGAAACGTTTGAACATTTTAGAGAACTAAAAAGAAAAAAAGAAGAAACTGAAAATAAAACAACACTTCAAGAAGTTATTCAATTTTTAATTGATAATGAGCAATATGGGGATGATTGGAAAAAGCATATTGATCTTCTTCAAAAAATTAAGGATAAAATAAAGATTGAAAAAAATGATTAGAATATTATTAGTAGCACTCTTATTAGTAGGGTGTGACAGCATAGAAAAAAACCAGGAGAGAGACAGACTTATTGGTGCTGCATGGGATAAAGCAGAAGTAGTTGATGTGAAATACTACAAGTGTAAGAGTAGTGACAGGTATTTACAAACCTTTGAGATGGATGGATATAAGTTTGTAATATTTAATAACGGATATGGTAGTGCTATGCAAGCAATACCTTTAGATAAAGAAGATGAGTGAAGACTTAAATAAACATAGACAAGTAAAAAGTGTAGATAGTAAAACTAATACAGATATATACAGTGTAGACAATGAAATAGTTGCTATGCCAAATATTACTGCTTTAGTAATATATTTAATGAAGAAGTATCCTAATGATACTGAGTTTGGTAAACATGTTAGAGAAACAGTATTATCATGGAAAGAAGAGTAAAGAATCTGGCTAAGAAAATATTAAATGAGCACTATAAAATAACTAGTAATCCTGCAGCTAAAAGTTCAAATATAATGTGGATGATGTATTTAAATGATGCTAATACATCTAGAGCAGGAACTATCAAACCTTGGATGTTTTTAGCTGAGGCACATCTTCTGATGTATTTAGGTTACATGGATAAATTTAGTATAGAAAATCTAGTTAATCTTATAAAGTCTCCAGATAAAGATAACTTATTTGTAGCTTCTCAAGTAGTTAAGTTTTATAGAAACTTAAGAATAAAAGAACTTGGAGAGTTTGATATAAAAAAATCTAAGTATAGAGAAGTTATACGTGATTATGAGTCTAAGATCTTAAATATAGATTTGTGGAAACAATATAAAAAACTAAAAATAGATGACTGAAAAAGAACTAATGGACCTAGACTTTGAGAAAGTTTATGTATATGATGAAGAAAGTGATAATGGTTATGATTATTATTACTTTCGTAAACAAATTGGTGGCAGCATGTTTCTAGCTGCTGATAACCTTAATAAAACAGGAGAGTTACGTGTTAACATAGAGGATCCTGGATTAATAGTAAGAGATATAAACCTTGTAAAAGAATTAATAGATGTTTTCAGCAAAATTGAAGATGCAGAACGGAAAGCTAGTGTATCCAAAGAAAATGGATAAGGTAGCTTTCAAGTTATTTACTGAAAAACTTTCTGAAGGACAAGAGGTAGACATATTTATGTCTATCTCTGATGCTGAGGGAAGTGGTGCACAGATATCAAAAGTGCATGCTTGTATACGAGAATTAGCCAAGGAAAGTGGCTACAGCTTTGATGATATGAAGAAGCTAGTAAAAGATAAAGCAGGACTATTTATAGATGGTAATTATAAGTCCTTTGCTGATTGTGATAAAGGTGAATTAAGTATGGCTATTCAAGCTTGTATAGAGATAGGTGAGTTCTATAACGTTAATCTTCATTAACCTTAATATCATCTGGCATTTTAAAACCGTCTTCACCAGGCATTGGTACCTCTTTTTCAATTAAATTACCAGTAGCAGATGCCTGCTTTTCAATTTCTGAAATTAAAAGAGCAACAGTATAGAAAGATTTTTGAGTGTCATTCATTTCTTCATACTTTTTTTCTTTTAAAGCCTGAACAGTAGCTTCTCTATCTTCTTGAGGAATAGAATTAAAAAGGTTGAATGAAAGAGCTTTAGTCATTAAGTAATAAGTTTTATTAACTTTAATTTCTAATATAGCATCGTCTTTTATTTCTTTTACTTTAGCAGGCATAATTTTAATTTTATCAAATATAAACAAAATATGACAAAAACAATAGACATTGAAGAAATTAAACAAAAAATATTTAAAAAATTAGAACCATCGGGTTGGGCTAAACCGCTTAAATCTTTTATATTTAGTTCTGATTTTGAAGAAATTATTAAACAGCTAGTAACACTAGCAAAAGATGGTAAAAGATTTACACCTAAGCTTAGTCAATTATTTAGAGCATTTGAAGAATGTCCTTACGATGAGCTTAAAGTAATCATAGTAGGTCAAGATCCTTATCCAAAGCTAGGAGTAGCAGATGGTATTGCATTTAGCTGCAGTAATACAATGGAGCAGCAACCAAGTTTAAGATTTATCTTAAATGAAGTTAATAGAACTGTATATGATGGTGTAGGTCAATCACATGACCCAGATCTTACACGGTGGGCTAACCAAGGTATATTAATGTTAAATACTGCACTTACAACTACAGTAGGTAAAGTAGGGCAACATTATCCTATATGGAAACCATTTTTAGCTTATTTATTTGATTATCTAACTTTTGGTCACACAGGACTTATTTATATTTATATGGGCAAACAAGCACATGAATGGAAAGACACTGTACATGATATGAATTACAAGTTTCTTATTAGTCATCCAGCAAGCGCTGTATATAATAAGGGTCAATCTTGGGATTCCAAGAATGTATTTGTAGATGTTCAAAAGATTTTAAAGGATAATAGTAATTTTTCTATAACTTGGTAATATGAATGAATTTTTTAAAAAATTAGCTGAAGGAGATATAACTCCAAATTCTTTTTATGTATTAATATGCATATATACAGATATAAAACCTAATGCTTGTGTATCATATGACTTAGAGTTACACAAGCTATTATCTGCAGAATGGGTTCGAGAAGATTTGTCTCTTACTCAAAAAAGCATTATCTTTATAGAAGAATTAAGTTCTTACTTTAGAAAGACAAAAAAGAAAAGCTCTATAGATTTAATGGGTGATAACTTTACTACTTGTATTAAAAAATACAATGAGTTATTTCCATCTAAAAAATTAGGGAGCGGTAAGTATGCAAGAACAAATGCTAAAACTTTAGAAGCAAGTTTTAGATGGTTTTTTGAAACTTATGACTATGAATGGAAAGATATTTATGATGCAACAAAAAAATATGTACAAGAATATGAAATGAAAAATTATGAATACATGAGAACATCCCAATACTTTATTAGAAAACAAAGCTCAGATAAATCATTTGAGTCTGATCTAGCTACCTATTGCGACATGTTAAATGAAGGTAGTTCTAATGAAGAAGATATATTTAGAGAAAAAATAGTATAATTTGGAAAAATTTGATGGTGCAAAGCCGTTAAAGGCTATAAGTAAAGTACGTGCTTATGAGAAAGCCCTCTTAGAAATGAGAGGGAGAATGGATGGTAGAATTAAAAGTCTTAAAACCGCTTGGCCAAAGTTTAATGATGCTACACTAAATGGTTTAGAGTGGAATACTTTAACTGTAGTTGGCGCTAGGCCAGGTGTAGGTAAAACTTTGTTCATGGAGCAGCTTGTTACTGAAGTTATTGCTCTTAATCAAGATCAAGACTTTCAGGTTTTACAGTTTCAGTTTGAGATGCCTGAGAAAACTCTTGGTATGAGAGCATTTTCTGCTATAACTCAGAAAGATTATGGCGTCCTTCATAGTAAGTATGAACCTTTGCAAGAAGAGATTTACAATAAATGTAAACAATACACTAGTACACTCAATAAAAATAATAGAGTATTTTCTATTTATAGACCGTGTACTGTTAATGAATTTTGCGCAAGTATAGATTATCATTTCAAAACTAATGTAAAAGAAGTTGATGGACAAAAGGTGTATCCTAAACTTTTAGTAACAGTAGATCACTCAGCTTTATTTAAAAGAGATAAACATGAGAAAGATAGGTTTGAAATGTTGTATAATCTAGGTGAAGCGCTAACCTTTATGAAAAGAAGTTATCCACTATCATTTGTTATTCTAAGTCAGTTAAATAGAAATATTGATGATCCTAAACGTGCTATAGAAGGTACGTATGGTAACTATGTTCTAGATTCTGATTTATTTGGTGCTGATGCATTATTGCAACATGCTGATATAGTATTAGGTATTAATAAACCTGCTGCTAGAAAGATTAGATATTATGGGCCAGAAAGAATACAAATAACTGATCCAGAAACCTTGGTATTTCATTTCTTAAAATGTAGAAATGGTGATACTAGAATAAGTTTCTTTAGGTTGGATAGAGATACAATAAGAATAGTAGAGATGAATACACCAACACAAAATAATAAAATTCAAATATGAGTACAAGACAAGAGAATCAAAAGATTCTTATGGCAACACACTTGCCTACATTTAAGAGGTTAAAGATCGCTGACCCTTATTTTATTGCTAAGTCTGCGTGGGCTCCTCCAGGAGAACAACTTAAAATACAGTTTTTTCCTAATGAATTAAAACAAGGAAGAGACATTTATACAGAACTTAGTGATTTTAATGCCGTGTCAGAAGATCCAACACATACATTGTATAAATTAAAGCATAATGCTTTTTATGCAGAGGAGTATCCTTTAGAACAAAAAACAAGTAAATCTGGCAATGATTATGAAGTTTATGTTGTACCTATTGAGGAGCTTGTTGCTATTGATAAGAAATCAGGTAAAGAAATACCTTATAATTCTTATCAAGATTATCTAAAGAACCCTCCTAAACAGGAAGTAGAAACTAAACCTGCTGACTTTCCAAACTTTGCTGAAGAATATCTTGATGTAGGGTTAAAGAAGAAAGAGGAAGATGATCCTAATTATGTTCCTTGGAAAGAGGATAAAGAAGAAGTAAAGAACTTTCCAGATTGGTTAAACACTTTAGATAGAATAGCAACTGCATTAGAAAAAATAGAAAAGAAAATAAAATGAGTATAGTACTTCCAACAAAAAAGGTAAAGAAAGAAAGAGTTAATCCTAAAAGATTAATAATCTACAGTAAACCAAAGACAGGTAAAACAACTGCATATGCAGGCTTAGAAAACAATTTAATATTGGATCTAGAAAACGGCAGCGAGTATGTTGAAGCATTAAAAGTTAAAATTGATAACTTACAAGAGCTTCTTGATGCAGGTAAAGCCATAAAAGAAGCAGATAAACCCTATGATTACGTTACAATAGATACAGTAACTGCATTAGAAGAAATGGTAATGCCACTTGCTGTAAAGTTGTATAAGAAAACACCAATGGGTAAAAACTATGATGGGAATAATGTAACAACTCTTGCAAATGGTGCTGGATATTTATATATTCGTCAGGCATTTTTTCAAGTATTAGATTTTATTGATACATTAGCTCCTCATATTATTTTATCTGGGCATATCAAAGACAAAGTTGTAGATGATAAAGGGGAAATGGTTATGGCTGCTAATATTGACCTTACAGGTAAGATAAAATCTTTAATCTGCGCTAATGCAGATGCTATAGGTTATATGTATAGAAAAGGTAATAAGACCATTCTCAACTTTAAAAATGATGATGGTGTAACATGTGGTGCTAGACCCGACCACTTAAGAAATGAAGAGATAGTAGTTTCTGAAATGAATGAAAAAGGTGAGATAGAAACTCACTGGAATAAAATATACAAAAAGTAATTATTAACAATTAAAAAAGAAAAATCAAAATGGCTTTAAGTACAACAGATTTAAACACAGAAGGAACTGGAAGTGGAATGCCTAAAACAATTGCTCCAGGTAATCATGAATTAAAAATTAATAGTGTAAGACTTGAGGAATTTAAATTTATTGAAGGCGCATATAATTTTATTTTAGAAATGGAAACCAAACCTATTGAAGGTTTTGAAGGTTTTATGAGAGATAGAAATGATGAAAGCAAAGGACGATATGATGGTCAAATTGGTAGAGTAAAAGCAAGTCAATATGCATTTGCAAATGGAGAAACTAAATCTGGAATTAAGATTGATAGAGATAGATCCTTACTAATGTTTCTTAAAAATTTATCCAATGCTCTTGGTATCAATGATTGGTTTGCTGAACAAGATAATCAGCATGAAACAATTGAAGACTTTGTAAAAGCTTTTAATGATACAGCACCTTATCAAGATAAATATTTACACACTTGTCTTGCAGGTAAAGAATATGAAAACAAATCAGGTTATATTGCATATGACTGTTGGTTTGCAAAAGCACAAAATAAAAAGTATGGTTACAGCAATAATCCTGATACCTTACAAAAATATGATGAATCTAAACATTTAAGAAAGATTGAGAACAAGCCAGTTGAGTCTTTCGGTAATGATGATGATTTATCTATACCTATGAAAACCAGTACAGATTTTAATCTAGACTAAGTTTCATTTTTTTTGATTAATACAATAGAGGGAGAATAATAAAATGTTCTCCCTTTGTTGTTTAAAAAAACATTATGATCTCAACAAAAAATTTAATTTCTGATTTGAATGATATACCCACAGGATGGCCTTTTGAATACTATCTAGGATTATCTGAAACACTTGATGGCCAAGATTTAAAGATAAGATCTATAGTTAATACTAGGGAGCGCACTCCTTCAATGTGCATTTATCTTAATGCTACTACAGGAAGATACTGCTTTAAAGATTTTTCTTCAGGTAATGGTGGTGACTCAGTAGAACTAGTTAAAATTTTATTTAGTATTACGCGAGGTCATGCAGCTATGAAAATTATTGAAGACTATAATCAATATGTTCTAAACAATGATTGTAATCCTATAAAAGAATATAAAGTTTACAGTAGATATAAAGTAACTGATTATGAAATAAGGCACTGGACAACTATTGATCAAAAGTATTGGACAAAGTTTAATATTGGTTCTAGACTTCTTGAGAAGTATAATGTGGCTCCGCTACAGTACTATGTGATGACTAAAGAAGATAATAATAGAAAGGAAAGTTCAATTACTATTAAAGGTCTTAGTCTATATGGTTATTTTAAAGATGATGGTACACTGTATAAAGTTTACCAACCTAAAGTTTCTGATAAGAAGTTTATAAAGGTTAAGAACTATATTCAAGGATCCGATCAATTAAAATATGATAAGAAGTATCTTGTGATCACATCTTCACTAAAAGACTTGATGGCTTTTGAGAGACTTAAGTTAAATGATGCAGAATCAATTGCACCTGATAGTGAGAATACTTTGATACCAGAGAGCATGCTCAAAAGTATAATACCAAAGTATGAGAAGATATTTGTTTTATTTGATAATGATGAAGCAGGCATTAGATCTATGAAAAGGTACAAAGAAAAGTATGATTTTGATTACGTAATTCTAGATATGGAGAAAGATTTATCTGACTCTATTAAAGTACATGGTCTTACTAAAACTAGAGAGGTTTTATTACCTCTGTTAAAAAAGCTGATATGAAAAACTTAAAGAGTAAAATAAAAAAGGATATGTATCCTTGGAAGATAGAAATAGATGCTCCATTAGCTCAGTCAGGAAAAAGAGTTATAGACTTTAATGAGAAGTTGATTCCAGAGGGTGCTGTAGGA